TGCTGACGGATATCTAGTATCACAAGTAGGTGATACACCTTTTTTATATCCTGAACCTCCTAATATAAACTCATCACCATTAGTTCTTCTCTCTCTATAAATGTCCCAACCATCAAAACCTCCTTGAACTAAGAATGTGAACTTACGTGATTGGATTTTATAATACGGATTTGTAGGATCTGTTGGGTCTGTTGTAAAACTAACAGAACCTACTTCAAATGCTGAAGTACCTGAAGAAAGATATGAATTAGCAATTGTTACAACAGTCGCTCCACTATCCATGTGATAACCTTTTGTTTGGTAAGTCCAATCTGAAGCTTCATTACAAATACTTGTTGGGTTTTGTTTTCCTTTATATTGAAATAAATCAGAGTCAATACCCAATTGTGATGAGAAACCTAAATAAGTTGTTCTTACTTTATCACCACTTGATGTTATTGAATTATCATCAGAACCATTTGCATTTCCAAATGGTGGATTGTAAATAACTTCACCAGGAAAATCATATTTTGTCTTATACACAGGTTGTGGTGGAACATTAGATGTTGATGAATATGTTCTCTCAACCAATCCTTCAAAACCACAAGGAATAGCATCAACAGGTGCATCATAATTCAATTCCAACATAATAAATTTAGAATTTAACTGATATTCACCATCTGAAGTTCCAACTTTAACACCAACATAACTATTTTGACTTGGGTCCATAGTACAATTTGTAAATTTCTCCAAAATAACAGGATTGGTATCCGTATCATAAAAATCTCTTACTGCAATATCAAAAGTTAAATTATTGAATGACATATTCAAAATAGAAATTTTAACTTGAGTATTTGCAGCATTACCATCTGATATAGTGATAACTTTGAATAATTCATACACTTTATTACCGCGTAGTTCAGATACTACCCAAGGAGATCTAGGTGTTTGATACTGATCTAAGAAATATGCCATAGTGCCAGTTGTACTAGCAGCTCTCAAACCAGGTAATTGGATTAAACTTGTACTCAATCCTCTGATGTAACCTTTGTTATAACCAAAATTTAACAAGTTAGGGTAAATCTCTTCAACAAACAATGGTATAACCGTTCTGTCTATTGCAAAATTATCTTTACTTAATACCTTACTCAAGTAATTAGCACCCGTTTGTTGCATTGATGTAGTAATAGTAAATGGTGTTGGACTTGATGATGTTGTTAAACCTGAAATTTGGAACTCAGTGTATGGGTTTTTAGTTACACCTGTATTAATATCAATTAAATTAACGTTAGATGCCGCACTAACCACATAATCAGGACCAGCAACACCTGAACCATAATTAGAAACACCTCTTGATCTTAAAGTTGCGACAACCATATTATTATATGCCGAATATGCAGTTCCTGACCACCCAAAAGTTTGTCCAGAAATTGTTCCAGTGTATGAAGTATATGAACCAGCACTCAAACCACCACTCAAAGAACTTAAGAAAGTTACAAAAGATCTACCAAAATAGTTGTTTCCAGTACTAATATTGAACAAAGAATAATACCAAGGATCGTTTAGATAAGACGTATAGTCTTGAGAAGACGCATTTGTATTAAAAACACCTAAAACGTTTGTAGATGCGGTATAGGGAGCTGATGTATAAGTAGTATTTGTTGCCGCGGGTAAACTACCAAAAATGTATGATGTTGATGCTGAATTTGCCTGAGTTACCGCAGATGTATCATTACCAAAAACAGTTAATAAGAAATTTTGTAAATCTGTTGTAAATGTTGAAGTACTACCATCAATTTTAGTATATGATGCGTTTACGTCTGTAAACCCACTTAAACCATTGGTCAATATATTTACAGTACCTGTTGAGTTAGCACTAAATGTCACTGTAAATCCAACAGGTGTGCTTCCTGTTAATCCGATAGTTGCAGTATTTGGATTTGCAATTGTCTTAATTGTCCAAGATGGTCCGGCATCATAACCTGAAAGACCTAATATTCTTGTTACAAATAATTGATTTGATTGTTGTAAATATGATTTTGCAATATATGCCATTTCATATTTAGGAATTTGTGTGTTTACAAATTTCTCAGTTGAAGTTCCACCGAAATATGTTTCGTACTCATCAAAACTAGTGATAAAAATAGGTTCAAAAGCGGGCCCTTTAAGAGCTTCACCAACTAAACCTAGTGTAGTAACACCAACACTTTGAGCAACAAAACTTAAATCTCTTTCTGAAGTATATACTCCAGGTGAAACGAATACCTTATTTGATGTAGCCATTATAATAAAAGTTTTTTAATTTATTTACCATAAATACTTTACTTTTAACCAAAAACCTAAGATAATATAAAGTTCATTATCTTTATTTCTACCAAAAATATCTTTTTTTGATATTTACCGATATGGATAGTGAAAAACTAAAAAATATAAAGATTGGTAAAACATCTCACGATTTATTAAAAGCATATTGTGATGATCGTGGTCTTAAAATTTATAAGTTTTTAGAAAAATTAATTAAAGAAAATTGTAAACCTAAAAAAGACTTATATGGTGATAATTAAACCAATACGTTCTTAAATATTATAAATCCATTTTGTCCTGAATTTGTCAAAGTTACTTCTGTCTTAAGAATATCCCCCGAATTTATTTGGAGTGTAGAACCTGTGAATAAGACATTATTAATGTACGTTAAATAATTTGAAATGTTACTAGAATCATTATAACTTACATTAACTTTGTATTCAATAGTTCTCGTATCTGAAGTATATGATGAATTAAAATCTATTTTTGTCTCAAAAGTTTCAGGATTTTCAGGATATTTTTTCCTTTTTTGACTTGGTTTAGCGGTTCCTAACTCAAACATTGTAAATTGTCTTGATATCGCGGGTTTAACTTGAAATTCGTTTTCATCCAATAGAAACCCTTGAAGGGTAAATGTGTATTTTTGTAAATAGAATTTTCGTTTCTCAAGATCCATTACTGATTCATCAGCGATATCACCTCTAAGTATTGGAATATAATGTCCTTTTATAATGGTATACGCTTGTCGAGATGCAAACTTCTCCATTATAACTTTGTTAAATGAGTTAATTTCTCTCATTCTATTACATATGATATAAACATTGTATGTTATATCTATAGGTACTGGTTGTGGTATAGTATAAACGTCAACACCTTTTCTTGTTCCGTCCCAAGTTGGTACTGCAATATATTGATATTGTCTCCTATTTGGGATATTAAACATTCCCCCATAAGTTTGACCAAACTGAACTTCAGGTACTCTAACAACGGTTATAAATGGTAAAGATACATTTTTATCTAAATCCTGAGTGTCCCAAGTTTGAGTAAATTGTGCCCAATTTTGTGTTGTTATAATAAGATCCAAAGTTGGAACTACTTTACCTTCACTCACAATTTGTAATTCATCTTTAACAAAATCTAAAAATCCTCCATCTAAATCTGCATGTAATATGGATTTAGGTAAATAAGTCCCATCTTCATTGATTTTATCAAGAAGTTCCTGTCTTCTAGCAGGACCTATTTTAGGTTCAACTAAAGGTAATGTAGGTATAATTTTCTTTGGTAATGCCATTATTAAATTCCATTAAATTCATTTCTATTAACAGGAACCGCAACAAATGTTCTGTAAAATGGTTTATATCCCCCATATGTGTGTTTTAAATCAGATGTAACACGACCATCATTTGCCACACTATAATACCTAACCTTAGTTTCTGTTTCATAATATGCAACATAATCACCAAATTCAATCTCTATACTAAGTTCATCCAATTCCTTTTGATAAACCGAGAATGTCATATTACCGGGTTCCATCTGATCTAACTTACTGTTCCCAATAAATTTGTTTTCAGGTGCAACAATTTTAACATAAGCCTTAAACTCAACTGGTGGTAAATAAGTAATACCACCTTCAGGTGTTTCACCATAAACGTCATCTTTTTTGGATTTACCTTTATCTACTTTATATAAAACCAATGTGAAGTTCATGTCACCCTCCAACCATTCACGACCCATTTCGATGTCTAAGTCGTAGTCTTCGGCACCAAAAAACTTTCCTAATCTTGTTATCGGTATTTTACGCTCTGCCATATTGATAAATACTTGATTGTTTATTATATTTACCTTTTAAGTATGAATGAAATAAAAATCAATCAACCGCTTGAAATTAGAGCACTTGATGTCCTTGACAATTATGTAGGGGCAAACAACTATATTATTAAATTAAAAATCAAAAAAGACACTAATAAAAAGTTCTATCCTACGAGAAATCAAGCAGAATATATCTTATCGTATAAAGACACCACACCTAAAATTGCAAGAAAATGGGTTGAACTTGATATGTATTTTGCTAACAAACTTGCAGATGAAAAATTATTAACGGAAGTTCCAACAAAAATATGGGTTGAGAAGTTATTAGTGGAAAAAGACACATCGTATCACATTTGGGGAAAATTTAATGAACACGAGGAGTTATATGATTTTTGGATGCCAAAATCAGGAATTATTAAAGACAACTCCATTAAAGTTAATATTGATTATGAAAAGTATTCTCATAGACCCCCATTGTCTCACCAAACAGAAGGTATTGAAAAATTAGTTGGAAATAAGAAATATATTTTAGCAGATGATATGGGGCTAGGAAAGACGACACAAACGATTATCGCAGCTTTGGAAACGGGTGTTGATAAGATTTTGATTATTAGTCCCGCATCATTAAAGATTAACTGGCAACGTGAAATTGAAAATTATACGGATCGTTCAGTTGCCATCATTGATGGTAAAAAATGGGAATCCGCAGATTTCGTTATTGTAAATTACGACATCTTAAAGAATTTTCACGATCCAAAAAATAGAGAAAATAGTCAGATATTAAATGAAGGTTTTGGTTTGGTTGTTTTAGATGAATGTTTTACATACGATACTAAAATTATCACTGAATTTGGTGAAAAAAATATTGGAGATATTGTAGAGAATGGGTTAGATGTTAAAATTTTAACATTTAATCACAAAAATAAGATTTTTGAATATAAAAAAATAAATAGATGGATTAGAAAAAATAAAGACACTATATACAAAATAAAACTCAACAACGGGCGATTTATAGAGTGTACTGATAATCATAAGTTCTATGTAAATAATAAAGGATATGTTAAAGCAAAGGACCTCACATCAACCGATGACTTGTATATGTTGTCAAAAACCACTTTCAAAGAAACAAATTTGGAAGAAGGGAAAATGTTGTTTAAAGAGTTGTTCATCAATAATAAGGAACAAAATATCACCACAAAAACCAAAGGAATTGAATTCGTTAGGGTGGAAAGTATTGAGATTTTGGAACGAGGAAGTTATGATAAATCCACAAATGTGTATTCAAAAAATACAAGAGTTTATGATTTAGAAATTGAGGATAATCATAACTATTTTGCTAACAATATCTTAGTAAGTAATTGTCATTATATTCAAAACACACAAGCACAGAGAACAAAACTAATCAATGATTTTGTTAAAAAAATTGATAGATTATGGTTATTGACAGGTACACCAATCACATCAAGACCAATCAATTATTATAACTTATTGAATTTAATTGATTCCCCCGTTGCCATGAATTGGATGGCATATGTTATCAGATATTGTGAAGGGTATCAATTCAGTGTTGGTAAAAGAAAAATATGGAATGTTAGTGGTGCGTCAAATCTTGAAGAACTTCGTGATAGGACATCTCGTCAAGTGTTAAGACGTTTGAAAACCGATGTATTGGATCTACCCGAAAAAATCATAACACCAGTTTATCTTAAATTAAAATCTTATGAATACGAGAGATTGATGGGCGAGTATTATGATTGGTACGATAAATCTGAAGACTCAACATCATTGACTGTTCAATTTACCAAACTAATGAAAGTTAGACAGGTAATTTCAGAAGAGAAAGTTAAATCAACTATTGAGTTATGTGAGAATATTATTGAACAAGGTAAGAAGGTCATTGTATTTACCAATTTTACTAACTCGTTAAATACTATCTTATCTCATTTCGGAAAAAAAGCCGTTGGTCTTGATGGTAGTATGTCACAAGGAATGAGACAAGATAATGTTGATAAATTCCAAAATGATGAAAATATTATGGTATTTGTTGGGAATATCAAAGCTGCAGGTGTTGGTATTACCTTAACATCCGCCGAGGTTGTAGTTATGAACGACTTATCATTTGTACCTTCAGACCATTCACAAGCGGAAGATCGTGCATATAGATACGGACAAAAGAATAACGTTTTGGTGTATTACCCTATTTTTGATAATACGATTGAGGGTATCATATATAATATCCTACAGAAAAAGAAAAACATATTTGAAACCGTTATGGGTGATAATTTAAGTAAGGGTGATTTTGTTGAGGAGATTATGACCCTAATTAACACTAGAAGATAATGATATATTTATCATTATGAAACAATTAGAAAGAAAGATAGAATTACTTGAAACGATATTGGAAGGTAAAAACGTTTTTGAGGCGAATTACAAAGCACAAAAATTGGATTATAACCCTAATTCTTTATCCGACTTCATAGACAAGGAAACTATGGATGTCCATTATAATGGACATTACAAAACGTACATCAAAAAATTAAATGATCTTCTACCTGATGATCAAACTATTCCAATTGAGGTTTTAATTAAAAAAATATCAAGGTATAACAGAAAGGTGAGAAATAATGCTGGTGGTGTTTATAATCATCAACTTTTTTGGAAAATGTTATCACCAAATAAGACAAAACCATCAGAGGAGTTATTAGATAAAATCATTAAAGATTTTGGTTCTTACGATGATTTTAGAAAAAAGTTTGAGAGGGTTGCTCAAGATAAATTTGGTTCAGGATGGGTTTGGTTGGTTGTTGGAAGTAATGGAAAACTTCGTGTTACTTCAACATCAAATCAAGATAACCCTGAGATGAATAATATTAGAGGTGGAGGAAAAGTTTTATTAGGCCTTGACATTTGGGAACATGCGTATTATCTTCGCTACCTAAATAAGAGAGACCAATACATCAAGAACTTTTGGAAGGTTGTAAATTGGGATTTCGTAAATTCAGAGTATCAGAAACTTAAACCAAAAAAATAATGAAAAAA